TCTTCCCACGCGCACAGCAGCTTGTAATTGACCTTGCCGAATCTATGGGTGGCGTAGAAAATGCTGCAAGAACTCTTGGCATATCTTTGGCTGACCCGACTCTTGGTCTCACGCGCTTACGCAGAATCGGCGTGGCTTTTAATTCCACACAGGAAGCGCAAATCAAAAACTTTGTGGAAACAGGTAAAGTAGCGGAAGCACAAGCGGTTTTGATGTCTGCGTTAGAGGAGCGTTTTGGCGGATTGGCTTTGGCGTCTGTATCTGCAACCACGCAAATGAAAAACGCTTGGGGTGATTACTTAGAAAGCGTTGGATCTTCGCTATCCTTTTTAGATGGAGTCAAGCGCGGCATTACTGCAATGTTGGCAAGTGTAGCGGGGGCGCATGATGTTACATCGAAATCCGCTCAGCTTGCTGCGCTGGAATCACAAAAAGCTTGGGGCGAGGCAACAATAAACATTGGCAATATTATAGCCGATATATCTACTGGAGTTGTTGCTGTTATCCATGGCGTGATCAAGGCGTTTGATTTTGCCGGGAAGGCGATCCCAACTGCGCTTAGGCTCGCTATGGATGCGTCGTATTTAGTCGTTGCGCATGCAATGAACTCCATCAATAACCTAATTGTCTCACCAATAGAAGGCTTGTTTAATGGTATTGATGCCGTTTATGCCAAAATAACAGGGAAATCGCTTGGTATTACCAATGCCTTTGATGCTGTCCGCATCGATGTTACCGAGATAAGGGCAGACATCGCCAGCAGCGCAGACGATCTTTCTGTATTATGGGGAGATGTTAAGGAGTTTTATCGCACGTGGGGAGATGTTGCCTCCGGTATCGCGACAGGAAAATTTAGCAACGTAGACGAACAAATTAAATTGCTGCACGAAGGCATTGACGCACAGCGTAAAGCGATAGAACAAGGGCTAACCGGGATTGATGTTCCTGATTTGGATTTCGGAGACATAAGTGGCGTCAACGTGGACACCACCGAAGTTGAAAATTACTACTCAACTGTCATGGCTCTAAACAACACGGCATCGCAGCAGATCATGGACAAGTACAACAAAATGCGTGCTGCGCTTGGCGAATATTTGCGCGCCAATACCAAAAGTCAAGAAGAGTATCAAAATAAGCTTCGCCTTGGTCAAGCGGAAATCGCCAAAGCAGAAACGCGAGAGCTAATGGCAGAACGTGAAAAACAGCTATCTGATTTAAGAAAGTTTGTTGATGCAGTGAGCGGGCTAAATGCTTCCGAAATTGACGGCATTAAGAGAAAATATGCGGAAATGCGCACCGAAGCTGAAGGGTTTTACAGTGAAGGCTTGATTTCAGAACAGGCATACCAATCCGCGCTTGCGCAAATACGGCAGGCTGAAGGGGAATTTGATAATGATATAAAATCATTTGAACGGCAAAGACTGGATTTTCGTGTTCAAACTCTTGCCGGGATTGCGGGATTAGAAAGCTCATACAAGGAAGAGCGGCTAAAACAGATCGAACTTGAAACTGAGAACCTCAGAAAAGCCGGATTGACAGAAGTTGAGACTCATGCATGGGTGCAAAAACAAAAGCTTGCACTTGAAACTGAAATTGACAAGCGCAGAATTGACCAAATGTCTAAATATGAGCGCTATGTTCTGGACTCCAATCAGCGGATAATAGACACGCTGGAAAGCTCTCTTGCTAATTCGCTCGCAAGCATGCTTTCCGGGACCAAATCCGCGCTCGATGTGTGGAAGTCTCTCTGGGCAAACATAGCCCAAGATATCATTGCAGAGATCAGTAAAATCATAGTCAAGGCATTGTTTGCCAATACGCTGCTAAAAAGTCTTGGAATAGCAATGGGCAACATTGGCGCGTTTTTTCGGAAACCGATTAGGCGAACAATTATATTCGATGATGACATAATAGGCACCGGAGCAATGACACAATTTCAAGGCTTCATTGGCCCCGTGAACCAAGCCGATTTTGATCCGTTCGCGATATTTTCCGCTATCGATAATAATACGAACCAAACCACAAGTGCGCTTGATGAGCTGAACAACACAATCATGAATTATAGCATTATTCCACAACAGCAATCAATTGACCTTTCCCCTCTGGCACATTTATTGGATTCAATCATGTTGGCACGGCAGGAACGCACAGACCTCCAGAGCTACGGAGTAACCGAAATGATGACAAACACAGTAATCCGGCAAGAGCGGGATAATCGTGCGTTAGATTCGCTATCAGAGCGCATTGAGAAGCTTGCCACGGCAATAGAAAACAATAAGCCACAGATTTACACTCAGGTAATTGAAGGCGTTCCATTCCATAACGCAATTAGAAGAGCGGCAGCGGTGGCAAATGAATTATAGACTGATCTACCGCCTAAATACGTCGTCAGCAGATGCCATATTCGACGATCTGATTGATGTTGATATTACGCCCTTGAACGCGAATACTGATGACCTTTTTTCGTTCTCTGGGCGCAAATGCACCATAAAAATGCCCTATGATGATAACGCTAAATCTTTATTTTATGATGATTATAATCCAAATGCGGTTTATCCAGATTATATGCGCGGGCAGTTCGATCTGGTAGATTTAGACGATCCTGGTGATTCCATTGTGTTTCGTGGCATGGCAAAGTTTGAGTTCATTGAGATTGACGAACTGCGCTCAGAGATCAAGCTCCGCCTTTCTGATGCGCTCGATGTGTGGATTGACATTGCTAAGCACACTGATTTTACAGTCCCAGAAAGGGATGTCAAGACCGTTGCCATGCGCGTGGGAAGTGGAGACTACACCGTTGTTGATTTCATGCGGGAAATAATGACCGGGTTTCCAACCCAAATGCAGGACATTGACCTGTTTAACTTCTTGGCAATTTATGCGCAGAACGTCAACCTTGTATTTAATCAATATGCAAATGATTTTCTGCAGTGGCCTACCAACTCAAGCCTATCGTCTACGGCTATGTTTGCGTCTCAATTAGGTGCTTACGTGTGGCAAACTGAACCCGATGTCATTAAATTTACACTGTTCTGGGTGTTTCGCGAAAACATACACGCATGGGAACTTGGTCTAAGAGCAGAAATCCGCGCGTGGTCTGCCAAGGTGTATCTCGCTAATCCGTTCCAGCCCATAGAGGAAGATTCTGGATATATCCGCAACATCATGAACGAAGTTGACCTAAAGATACGCCTTCGCAGAGCACAGCTATATCCGCCAAGCGTATTAAACCAAATTGAATGGCTTGATCTTTCCAGATCGCCTTTGTATGGAGGTGATGAGCTTCCCTTTCAGCCGTCCTATGAGCCGCTCTATCCTGATCCTGCAACACCTTTTAGCATTGGCTATGCAAACAACGTATTCAATTATAGCGGATATATTCAGCTTGATCCAGTTACGATCCCACCCGGATCATATAACTATGCAAAGATACTGCGAGCCATGATAATGGCAAACAGGCTTGCTGTTTTTTCCGGACCCGATGCGATAACGATAAAACAACATCTAATCGATCCAACAGCGGATACATTGGAAGCTACTGCTATATCCGATGATGACATAACGCATCTACAAATCCGGGGAACGCTGGGCGAAATGAACACGCTTGACGATATTAGCGCACTTGGCGGAGCGAGCGCCTTGATTGTTCCGCTTCAACAGATATATAGAAACATGTTGGGGAACTTCCGTAAACAAATAAGCTTTTCCGTGCGTTCAAGCATAGCAAATAATCTACAGATGTTCAGCAAGATAAGTATTGACGGAAAAGTATATTTTGTAACATCAATTGGATATCCAAATGATAACGGAACAACAGAAATAATTGCAATAGGAGAAAGATAGATGAGAATGATTTGGGGCTTTGGCGGCGCTAAATTTTCGCAGCCTAGTAACGAGCTATATACAAAAACATTCCCAAACGCAATCGGCACAATGTGGGTAGAAGAGGAGTCATCGTCATGGATTACGCGCAGCTGGAACAGCGTCAAGGTCGTTCATGGCTATCGCGTATATATGCGCATCCGGTTATTCAATGTCGATTTAGGCATGAATAATGCGCGCCAAATTACCGGGCTGTTCAATATTCTATCAAACTGCCACGAAAGCGGGATTATGGTATATCCGCGATATAGCGAAGCGACGGGATCAACCGAAGGATATCTTTGCCATTTAAGCGGAAACATCTCTCCGCAGGATATTGCCAATGTTCCGGTCGGGCAATGGATTGATCTCGAGTTTAAGAGCATTAATCTGGTGAGCCGCATACCAACCGCAAGCGATTATCCGGACTACTATAACTTGATAACCACCAATGGTGACAATATAGTCACAACAAACGGCAAAAATATTACAGTGAGGAAACACTAATGGCAGACATAACAATTCAGGATCTTGATCTAATTACATCGCCATCTCTTTTGGCGAATGGTGATATTTTCCACTTTCAAGATGTATTGGATGCATACACCGACAAGGTAGCAGCTTTATCGGCAATAGCAGAATTTATTTTGCGGGAGAAAAGCATTCCCTCCGTGGGAAGCGCAATTGTGACCGATTCGGCAACACAAACCTTGACAAACAAAAAGCTTACATCGCCTAAGATCAATAGTGACACTACGATCACCGCTAATGGCGCGGACATCAACAAGCTCTCCGGCATGACATCAACCACAGCCGAGCTTAATAAGCTACATGGCGTGACCGCAAGCACGGCAGAATTCAACTACCTAACTGGCGTCACACACAGCATACAAACGCAAATAAACGAAATCGCAAACCAATCTCAAGATGTCACAAGCAGAATATATCATTATTCACCCGGAGTTATTTCTGGAGTAACATCGCAAATCATTAACGAAGCGACACTAAGGGCAGAATACGGAATTAACTCAAGTTATAGGGTTGATCCTGATTCAATAAGTGTAAGCGTGTATAAGCTTGAAAGCGAACGCTGGTATTTGCTCCCGCCTGCATTATCTTCAGAAGGTATTATATTTTTCAACACCACCACAGCAGGACCAGCCAGTCAAACCGTATTAAACAGCATAAACGTAACGCTCTCAAGCTCAGAGTCTTATCGGATTGTAGTTAACTATAAAGTTTTAGCATTAGCAGGAGTATAACATGAAACATTTACAAATCGATCCTAATGGAAATCCTATGCCGGTATTTTTCCCCGGCACAAAAACCGCAAACGCAACAATTAAAGTAGATGGCACAAGCGCAAGCGCCGCAAC